GACGCTAGCCAACCAGTTGTACAAGGGAAAATTATCACTGATATTGGCTACATCGTAGTAGGTAACGGTAATAGTTTCCCACGACCCCTTACCAGGAATCCAGGTCTTTCCATGAAGAAAGTTAATCTCCTGTTCTTCAATGGCTAGACTGGGACGGGCAGCTATTTTAACGTAGTCTTTAGGAACTACACCATTACCGCATATGTCAATGATTTCGAGTGTCCATCTGAACTTTCTCTTAAAGACGGTATTATCGAAACCTAGCTTTCCCAAGCCCATGTTAATCATAGGAAATCCTCATATTAGGCGAACACCGGAGCCGAACAACTAGCCGCGCAGCACGGATTGATGCTTCCACCGCAGAGGTTCGTGTATTTCACTTGCGAATATCGCAGCGTGAGTTCCAAGGTGCATTCCTCTGAATTGGAATAATCTAGGTCTTGCCAATTAACCGCAGTCGGCCAACAGTCGCCCATAAACCATCGTTCAACCGGTACGCCGCAGCCATCGTAAAGCTGGAGAATTGCTTCACCCGCATACTCGCTTCTAGCGGATGCTTGCCTTAGATTGACTGGATCAGTGAAGTCATAGACAGTCGCCAACCACGTCCAAAGATCGTCATTGGCATTATTGGCAACGTCATAGTAGGTAACCGTAATATTTTCCCACGTTCCCTTGCCAGGAATCCAGGTCTTGCCATTAAGATAGTTGATTTCCGTCTCTTCTATGGATAGACTGGGCCTAGCCGCCACCTTTACAAAACTGGCAGGAACCTGAAATGGGCATCCTACGCCATTGATTTCAAATGTCCAACGGAACTTTCTCTTATGGATCAAGTTGGAATTTCCCAACAATCCCAGCCCCATCGGTTGTGGATTTAGTGCCATTTTTTCTCCTTAAGGTTATTCAGCATTAGAAGTTATCGGCATTTTCAGTGAAGCTGCCGGTACGGTGAATACTGAATTCAATAAATATAAATTCAACCGCTCTTGTGGGTTGAACACCAATTCTTGCACGGAATTCATTTCTATCGATTACGTCAGGAGTGTTAAGCTCCTCGTCAGCCTGGATGATGTAGTCGGTGATCCCTCGGCCTACTACAACCTCATCCAAGATTCCGCTTGCCAATTGGATGAATCGCTGACGGAATGTGTCGTCATTAGGATCGAATAGCAATTGTCTCGATGCTGCACGAATTCTCTTTTCGATGACGAACATCATTCTACGCACATTGACTCTATCCAAGGCTGTCGGCCTACGTTGCAGAGTCTTCTGGCCCCAAACAACGAAGTCTTGGAAGTCAGAAAATTGAACGATTGGATTGACGCAATTTCGGTTGCCATACATCGCGTCTCGCTCTGCGAGAGTTGGTCGGCTAAACACGTCAGAAACATTCGGCACAACACCACGATTCACACCGGCTGGAGCAAACCACGGTTCGGCAAACTGGTCGTTTCTTGCGTAGACGGCCATAATGCTACCAGACGGCGGAACCCAAACATCAACGTTGTTGAAGGTATCACGCATCTTGAGCCACGGCCAATACAAAGCGGCGAAGTCCGAATCAAATCTTGTCGAATTCAATGGGTGGACTCCATTTTGCCATTGGATGATCTCGCGAACCGTCAGACCAAATGGCGGATCGATCAAAGCAATGGCATCCAGTCTGTAGTTTTGACAAACATCGATTAGTGCAAGAGCAATCGAAGTAGATGTGTGTCCTGGGCAAGCCAGGATATCAAGTTCAATCTGTTCAGGCTCAGAAAGGGCGTACATACCCGTAAAGGCCAATGGACTACCAATCAACAAATCATCCTGGTCATCGGGGTCTACCGGAATACCATCAGATCCACCAGACAGGCTGTATGTTCCATCCAAAGGAGGAGCAGGATTCGAAGTATTGTCTTCGGCACGAATGTAGTCGGATACAAGACTCAGGAAAGTTTCAACATAGAAGCTGCTTGCATCGTCCTTCGTCAATTCGCCCCAAGCCTCGACTTGGACTCCCTCGTTATAGACCTCCATTTGGAAGGTGCCTTCGGCAACTTCATTGGTAATGACGACTTGTGTGTTATTACCGTCAATACCCGCACTATCAGCAGTCAGTGTGAAGGTAACTTCGCCCGTTGTGTTCTCATCACCGATAACCAAACCCAACTCGTAAATGTCGGCATCGCCTGTGACGCCTTCGGGAGTGACACCAACAGCAGTTTCCCAAGTAGTCAATGCAGAAGTATCGTCCGTTGGGTCACTGTGAGGAGTATTGAATCCGAAGATGGTAAAGGTCGAACTATCAGACTTGACAAGCAATCGGGCATCTCGACCGTGATGTAAGGTTCTCACGGAGAGGTTGTTTCCGACAGCAACAGCTTCCCAACCACCAGGAACATCACCGGCGGTAATTTGTGAGTTGATTTCAGTCACAATATCGGCAGTTGTGTTGCTAGAGATACCCTCTAGGTCAGCAAGGTCAATAACCTGAACGACATTATCGATAAGAACATTGTCTGTTCCGTCAATTACGATTTGGAGATCGAGATCCGTCAGTCCGGTAAAGTCCCACATACCAGCCGTTTGATATCCATCGTCGGGATAACGATCTTTCCCACCGGTCATTTGGGCCACTTCCATTCCCTGACCCAGGCCAGTAACGTTGTCTAGAATGTTACTGCCGACAGGAGCCGTTAAATCGCCACCAACAAGACCATCTTGAACAGAGACAAATTCCAACGAGGCATCAGGCCCGTAAGAGAATGTCGTCATGACTCCGATTCGGTTGTCGGTAGTTGCAAAAAATTCAATTCCGTCAATATCGGCCTCAAGTTGCAGGTTGAGATCTTCTGCCAATTGAGCGGCACTGTATCCGCTCGCTACGACAGTAGGATCATCGTGATCTGCGTCCGCAAGGACCACCAAGACCTTGGATGCCAATATTCCATTAAGTCTCCAACGGAAGAACCTAGCTTCTGCGAAGCTATAACTTCCTGGAGTGTCACTTGTAATTATGATCTGCCCACCTGCTGATGGAATATCAACCTCTGCGGTTAGAGCAGCCTCAGAACTAACTGCGTCATCATCACCAACACGAACTACGTATAGTTCGTTAGCAACCAACAAATATTGTTCCGCAGCATAGATGAGATAAGGGTCACCCGATTCAGGATGTGGGTATCCAAAAACGGTATTTAACTCTCTCCTAGATCTAATCACTGTAGGAATATTGATTGGCCCTTTGCTTGCAAAACCAACGATTCCTGCACGGTGGAAACTCTGTTCTGGCGGAACAAAGCTCAGATCCTTTTCTGCAATCCGAACAGACGGTGAAATTGTGTTGCTAGGCGGAAATCCTCTTAAGATCGCCATGTTAATCTCCCTTGTTCTTTTTATTTGGTATATGTCTTGTCGAAATGAGACCCTGCTTTTCTGCACGTTCGACATACTCTGTCGTTCTTTCGTCTTCCAGCAGATAAACATTTTTTTTGGCCCCGACGCCCGGAACATTCAGTGTAGTGAATGATCTCGGAGACTTTCGTGACCGAACCACCAATTGGATTGGGCTGCGGCATTTATTACGAATTTCAATCATTGTTCTAATTCCTCAACAGCTTGTTCCAATCTCCCTAAAACCTCGGTTATTTCCTCCGGGTCTATTTCGTTATGAATATCGACCCTGGTTTTTAACACTGCTTTCTTTCGTACAATCGGCTGTGGTATATACGTTTGAACCGTCATATTGAATTGATACTTAACAATTCTTTGTTTTTGGTCTCCTGGTTCAAAGTCAATGTTATTAGCAATGGAATCCAAAGTTACAATGGTTTCCCATTGAATACCTCTAACCTTTATGTATGCGACAGGGCTAAATTTTAGCATTACTTGTTCTACTATCTGATCCATATTAGCCACGTACAAAGTCCAAGCCAAAAGGTTGAAGCTGATATTGACCGGGATGCCCCTTGCGACCCCAAAAACCGTGTCTCTTTCGTACTTTTCGTTGATTGTGAACCCTGGTTTCCCGTCATCCCGCAGATAATTCATGTAGTCGGTAGCCTTGTGGTAGATGTACCGAGTCTGGTCTAATTGCGTCTCTGTCGAGTGGATCGCCAGAAGGGGCAATCGGATGCGATCTACCACCAAACTATTATCTTTTCGCATGTTGTCTGCGAGGATAAATTGGACCGCTCGTTCCTGGGTGGCCCATATAATTGGCACCGGCCAAGCCCGACCTGCATCGTCAATAACCGAGAGGTTCTTAAACAGGTCCACCATCGCCTCGTTGCAGCCTCTAAGAGCCTTGCTGTAACGGTAAACATGCTGCCGATCAGGATTGTTGATATTCTCAACGATTTGGCCGGTTTGCATCGGATCACAAAGTCCGTGCCGACCGAGCCCTACCTTTTTGTTGGCCGCATCAGTCAGCCAGCCCAAATCGGGTAGCTCAGAGGGATTGCGAAGCGAAGGTTCGCCTGTATCCGCACATTGTTGGCCTGGAGGGTCTGTAACCCGATCTTCTTGTAGGGGACTGATATCGTTGCATTCGTTCAGTCCTTTGATTTGGTGAGTACCGGGGTTTACGGGTTTTCTCATAGGGTTCCTCTATGGGTAGTTAGGGATTATGCCGAAAAAATTGCTATAATAATGCAGTATGAAAGCCTACAAGATCAAAAAGAAAGACCAAAACCTGTCTGTCAAATTCATCAGCTATCTGAGAAGATTGCCGAAGCCCCATCTGCCTAGAAAATTATTCTCCAAGGTACATGAAGCTCAAAAGATAGAGTGGGTTTTTCCATATGAAACTAATTGATCTCAAAGTCCGGTTTCTTCTGAGTGACTT